GCTTGCAGTATGCTTTCTACCGAAGCCAAGTCTTGACGTGTGGCACGTGGATTCAGTATGAGTTTGCCGTTTTTGATCTGACCAAATAGTACTTTTGCAACCTTATCAGGATCGTCAGTGATTACTTCGTTGGTCTCACGATCAGCTATGCCAGCAATTTGATTCAACTTGTAGCCCATGCTTTTGGCTATGCTGTTCATTAGCACATTGCGTTCACGTCCTTTATATCGGCTGTCAGCAGGCATGGCGCCCAACACAAACTTTGACCATGGCACGTTTTTCAAGAACATAAAGTCTGTTTGTACGTAGCCCTGGTCGGGTGTGCCATTGATTGGCGTAAGGAAGTGTACTGCTGTGCCACTCTTTCGCACCCATTCTTCAGGTTTGAATCCATGGCTTTGTGCCCACTGTTTGAGTCGTGTTTCCAGCTGTTCTTTGGTGACCTTGCTGACATCTACTGCAATGTCCAGGTCTCCCGAAGTGTCCTTGATGCCGGTGCTGCCTAAGGTGTTGTTTTGTAGATCTAGACCGGGCACCAGTTCTTCCAACCAAGCCAGAGTTGACTTTACATCAGTCTGATTGATACGCTGTGTCAGGCTACGGCCATCAGCATCTTTGAATACATTGCCGCCTTCAAAAATGTTCATGCTACTCGCACTCCCATCTTGGCCAACAGGGCATCAATTTCAGGATTGCCCGTGGTCTTGGCCTGGCGTGATTGCAGACCTCTAGCAAAGTTCTTCAAAGAATCAACATTTACTCCGCTCTGTGCCAAGGACTGATCCACTGTTCCTGTTTGTGTGTCAGCTCGGCTGGCAGCGGCCAAAGTGCCTTGTGATTCAGTGTTCTTGAGTTCTTGCGAACGAGCCTGTACTCCAGCTATGGCCACTTCTAAGTAAGCTCGTATGGCTTCAGCGGATTGCGGCGTGCCACGTGCTTTGAGCACATCTGTAAGTTTTTTGTCCAGCACCGCCCCAATGTCTGGTACGTTCTGTCTTACGTCGGCCATGGTTATAGTATTGTATCTGCTGTCTCGACTTTGCAATTGGCTGTCAGTCCATTTGAGAAAAGACTGTTTGTAAGGATCGGTATTGGCAGTTGCGGAGGTAGCAACAGGTGCGGCCTTGGCAGGATCGGTCTTGGTGCCAGCCGGCACGACAATACCGCCCGGTGTGGTGTATTCTTGTGGAGCTTCGTTGAGCTTTTTTTGTATACCGCCCTTGGGTTGACCATAGACCTGGATCATGCGTTGGCCTTGTTCACTGCTGGCCACATCGGCCGGCATTTGTCCATACATGGGTCTAACTGCTTGATTGGCCGGTGTTGATTTGTTATCATCAGGTGCGAAGATTGGCTTGATTTTTTGTCCAGTAGCAGGATCAAAGCCACGAGCTTTCATGTCAGCTATTTCTGCAGGATCTGTTGGTGGAGTATAGCCCGGAGCTTTTGTTTGAGCCTGAGCTTGAGTCTGAGCTTGATTCTGAGCGGGTGCAGCTGGTGCCGCCATGTTTTGTTTTCGCTGTTGCTGTTGTTGTTGTGTGACCTGTTGGCTCCAACCTTGCATGAGTGAGTTTACATACTGCTGTACCGCAGGATCTTTTTGTACAGTTTTGTATTTGTCGGCCCAGTTTGAGCTTGGCAATCCTTTGCCTCCAGGACCATATCCTTGCTTGGTCAAAGCAGCTGCGCTTTTGGCCGCATCCTTGGCGGCACTGCCTGGAAACTGTGGTAGGTCAGGACCGCCGGCCGCAGATACCAAACCACGTCCAATGTCTCCCAACAGGCCTTCGCGAACTGGACGTTGAGTTATTTCAAATATTTGCATCAGTGCGCCTTACTGTGCGTGTAAACTTGCCAGGATCACGTTGATTGATAGCATTGAGCAACTTTCTTTTGAGATTGTCTGCTTGTTCAGCAGGATATGCCTCGTCAATCTGTTCCATCAAACGTATAGCACTGGCAATCACGTTGCTGGCTCGATTTTCTATGACATGGCGCTGATCGCGCTCGATGTACATGGCATCTAATTCTTCTAGTAGGCTTTTTGTTTTCTTCTGCATTTTGGGCCAGGACCTTTTTATTATTTATTGAGTTTAACTTGATCTAATAATTACCCTGCAAACAGCCCTATCTTAAATACGCCCTATGAACGACTATTTTTGTGTTTTACCGTTTTTTGCCTACGAAAATCAGCAAGGCCGCAGTGACAATATGTACTGTTGTCGCTTGAAAGAACAGACCAATATTGAAGATGTACGGCAAAGCATCAAAAACAAACAGCGTTCACCCAACTGTGAAACCTGCTGGCGCCTGGAAGATCAAGGCCTGCCCAGCGAGCGGCAACTACACAACCGGGCCTTGGATTTTTATCTAGACCGCGATCTGGAGCTGATCGAACAAGATGCTGTGACCCAGGGTTATCAGCCGCGCATTGTAAAACTGACCACTTCAAATCTGTGCAATGGAACCTGCATGACCTGTGGGTCTGGCGCCAGCACTGCCTGGGCCAAGTTGGAACACCTGCCCATCCAATACGAAATCATGGACACCACACCCTTGGATCAAATTGATTTTAGCAAGATCGTGCAGTTGAGCCTGTTGGGCGGTGAGCCGTTGTTGGAACGCCGTAATTTCCAAATCTTAGAAAACTTGATCGAATTAAAAAATACCAGTTGTTTCGTTTCCATAGTGACCAACGGCAGCATTGAACTCAATGCACGACAATTACAAACACTGTCACAGTTTGAAAATCTCAATATATGTGTGAGCATAGATGGTGTGGGTCCGCAGTTTGAATATATACGCTGGCCTTTGAAATGGCCACAACTGTTGCACAATCTTGCCGAATTCAAACGCATAGCACAGCATGTCAGTGTGAGTTGCATGATCAGCAATCTCAACATTCTACACTATACCGACATGATAGATTTTTTTGATCAACAAGGCATTGCTTATCTTTGCAAACAAATCGAATCTCCTGATTACTTTGCGCCAGCCAACTTACCGGCCGACTTCAAACAGTTGGTTGTACAGCGTAATCCGCGATATCAATCTGAGGTCACAGCCTTTCTACAACTGGGTGCCACCGATCTTATTCAAGAGTTTTGGAAAGATGTTGATCGGCAAGATGCGCTCAAAGGCATACGCATAGACGACTACTTGCCCGAACTAGCGGCTACAAGAATCTAGAGTAGTATCGAGCCACATCCGGAAACACCGCTTCAAAAGATTGATCACGCAGGACATCGAAGCGTTTGATTTCAGCAATCATTTGTTCAATGTCAGTAGCGTTTTCTTGCCAGGCGGCAGGTATGAGATTGCCATAAGCTGTGTTGTGCATGGCTTCAACATATTCAGCTGAACAGTTGTGTAAGCCAAACATGCCCTTGGCCAAATGTCTAGTATGATTGGTAGCATCTCCTTCGCGATTGACCGCGAACTGAGACTGGGCCCAGCGTTTTAACTTGTCCAAGCTGGCCAGATTGAAAATGCTCACAGTTTCTTCAATCACAAACATCACATTACTGGGCAACTCCTGCTTGAGATTCATGAGATTGGTCACAGTATCTGTCCAAACAGCTGGCCAACGCAGGTATTCAAATTGATCTTCTACGCCGTCCAGACTCACATGCAATTTGACCAAGGCAAACTTTTCAATGATCGAATGGTGTGCTGGCAGTATGCGTTGCGTTCCGTTGGTTTGGAAACACAAGGTCAACTGTTGTTTGGCATTGGGCACATGTTCAGCGAACCAATCGGCCACAGCCCAGTATTCGTTGCCCAGCAAGGTTTCTCCGCCGCAAAAAACCAACTGGCGAAGATTTGAAAGGTCCAGTTGTGCCAAGGCCTCTAACACCTGTTCTTTGTTGCGGGGGACAAAAATTGGTTCATCCCACTGTTTGTGTTGCTTGAGATGTCGTTGCCAGTATGTGCTGGAACCTGGGCCACAGGTTCTGCAGGCCAGATTGCAACTGATGTCAAACATGAGATCGATTCTTGCCGGACCGGTTAGATCAGTCTGTCCTTGAATGCCCAGTCCTGAGTTCATGCCTTGGCGGAAACTCACGTTGTTGGCCATTTCTAGTTGTTCACAGTTTGCACATTCCACATCCCATTGATTGGTCTTGTTGAATTCTCGCAGTTGTGTAAACTGTTTGTCTTTCCAAAAGTCCACTGTGGTATCAATGGGAAACACTGTGCTCCGTAGGCAACAGTGTTGTGCAAAGGTGTAGTCTGCCTTGAAGCTCAAGGTCAGCCCACCATGTATCATGGAGCAATAACGGTCTGACATCAGGTTGTTTTGATTTTGCCCAGCAGTTGTTTGAGTTTGGCACCCTGTACATCTGCTGTGATTTTGGCAGTTTCTGGTTCGTCAGGGTCAGCAGTAGTGATCCTGCTTTGTGTTTTGATACTGGACAGAATATCTGGTTTGCGGAATGCATTTACAGGACCGGCTTCTTCGCCTGGATCTGTGATACGCATGGTTTCGATGTTGTAGTCTAAATCAATTTTCATACCAACACCTGTACTGCTTCGCGACTTCATACATTGTATTTGATACTTGCCACGCTCACGCATGGCTCTGCTGGTAAAGATACCAAACACGTTATCTGCTGTATTGATCTTACTGATACCACCACTGATATGACTGTGATCAAATTCAATTTCTTCCACCGCACTACGATTCAACTGCGATGCTGTCACAAACAACACATTAAGCTCTTTGGCCAAGTTACGCAACTCTTCTGAAACATACTTGTCTTTGACAAACAAGTCATTGGGACTAACTTTGGCGCTAACCGGCATCAACAAGTCCAAGTAGTCACACATGATAAAGTCTACCTTGATGCCTGTTTGCACTTGGACTTCTTTGATATAACTACGGATATCGTTAATGTTGCTCTGTGCTGGCAATGCTTTGATTCTATACTGTCCGGCTTTCTTGCTTACCAGCTTGACTTTAAGTTCAGTTTGATCAATGTCCTTGCGGATTTCTTTAGTGCTCATTCCTGCCAACATGGCATCGGTTCTCA